GGTCTTCAGTTCAGCAGACAGGGTTCTGACCTTGAAATTCTGAACACCTATCAGATGGGTCAGCAGAGACAGGCCCAGAGAAGGCAGTATGCCGCTGGAGCACTTCAGACCGCACAGGGAATGCAGCAGTATGGTGCACAGGCGTATCTTGCTCCAGCCATGCAAGGTTCTTCAATTTATTCGCTTCCTGGAATTATTTCCGGTGCTGAAAGCGCCATGGGCGGTTATGGAGCAAGAGTGCTTCAGCCCGAATCGCAGTATCTTGGAGACATCAGAAATGCAAGAATCCAGGCTCAGATGGCTGCTCAACAGGCCAACGCCACTCGTTCCGCTGGAATCATGGGCGGCATAGCCACTCTTGGTGCTGCTGCTATCTTTGCTTGCTGGGTCGCTCGTGAGGTCTATGGCAAGGACAACCCAAAGTGGTTGATGTTCAGAGAATGGATGTTTGTCGAATCTCCGGAGTGGCTGTTTAACCTTTACATGAAGCACGGCGAAGAGTTTGCCAAGTTCATTTCTGACAAGCCCATCATCAAGTGGGTTGTCCGCAAGATGATGGACTTCGCCGTCAATCGTTACGAATCCAGACTAAACTCAATCTTTACCAACCATGCCTAATCAACCCCAACAGGGCGGAATGTTTGCCAGATACGCTGGCATGAACATGTCCCCAGTCCCTCCTGGTTATCTTGAATCCGCCGCACAGGAGGCCAGCATTTACCAGAACATCGGCTCCACCATCGCCAACATGATGATGAGAAAACAAGAGATGGGTCTCAAGGAACAGGAAATTGAAGCCAGCAAGAAGACCTCTGAGGTTGCTGGAAAAAAGGCTGACAATGAAGCCAACAAGTTGAACATGGAGTGGGCTAAGTATAGCACTGATGCAGACCTTAAGGCAAAAGATGCCGAATGGAATCGTTTTGGTGTTGCCGCAAAAATGCTTCAAGACAGGGAATCGGACTTGATTCCTGCTCTTGAAAAGGAAACGGACCCCACCAAGAAGGCTCAGATTGCCGAAGAACTCAATACCGTCAGGTCGCAACTTGGAACGATTACCAAAGGCGTTGGAAGATACATTGAGCAGAGCATGGGGCCCAACTCTTCCGGTCTTGGAGGTGCTCCGAACCGTGAACTCATGAATGATTATCAGACTTGGAGAAATATTCCGCAGGGAATTAGAAGTCCGATTTACAGGCCGTCTCCAGGAGTTGTAAGACCCGTTCCTCCAAACCCTTCTGAAGCCCCCGCTGCTACTAAGGGTGCAGAAGGGGGCGTAAGTGGCGACGAACTTCGCAGGTCTGGCATCCCGGTAGCGACCAAGGCTTTCACGAGAATCCTTGCGGACGTTCCTGCTCCAGTGCAGAGCCCGGGTTCTAGTGCTACTGTTGACGGAAGGCCGAGCACCAGGGTTGAAAACAAGCCCGACTATTACAGGTCTGACTTCGGATACGAAGTCGTTCTTAAGCCCAACATCAGAAACAAGAACAATGGTCAGATTGTGGGCGAACTTCAGTTTGAACCCGGTGACGCTCCTGGAACTGGACAGTTCAGAATTCATGCAGATGATTCAATGATTTCTCCGAGCATCGTTGAAAATCCCGCCCTTCGTGAAGAAAACGCAAAGAGATTCAGGCAGTTGCACACGTTGAAATTCATTCTGGACAACGATCTTCATCTTGGGGTTGCTCCAAATCCAGAGGAGATGAAGGATGCAAACGACCGCATCAATGCCGACAAGAGCCAGACTCATTCGTATTCCATCCAACAGGCCTGGGCCTTGTTGACCAGAGATGCCAATGGAATGAATGACGAATACACGCTTCGTTTCAATGACGCTTTCAGAAGAAGATACAGGATGAACCCTGACAGGTATCTTGTTGAAGGCCAGTTCACTTCTGAACCGAACGTCAGACAGCAGTCTTCACTTCCCGGCCTTCAAAAAGAGGCGACCAAGGCCGCAGAAAAGGTCATTGAATTGTCGAAGAAACAGGCCGGCGATACGGTTGACAGCATCGGTCCTGACCCGTTTGAGGCAGAAAGAAGGTCCATTATGGACAGACTTAAGAAAGTTGACGAAATGCTCAGCATGCTCAGACCCGGAACAAGCGGATTTGAAAGGCATGAGAAGGAAGCCAATCGTCTTCGAGCCAGACATCAGGTTCTTACCAGAGAAGGTGAGAATCATGCCAGAAGAATCGCACAGGCCAAGGCACAGCAGGAAGCCAGACTTACCGAAATTGAGGCTAACAAGGCCATTGGTGAATCAATCACTCAGCAGTTGGCTCTTGAAAGACAGTCCAATGAGGCGGTCAAGGAATTTGACATCAACAAGAAGAGATGGGTCATGGACCCGAATCAGTTCCAGGGATGGATTCCTCCGGGAATTGCCAGATTCCCGAAGACTGAAATCACGAACTCAAGAGGTCAGGCAATCATGGCTAGCCCTTATGAGTATCTTGAGTGGGTTTCAAGAGGCAGAAACTACATGGACTTCGGCAACATGACCGCCGAACTCGACCTGCCGACCCTGGAAAATCTGAAGATTGCTGAAGACGAGCAGAAAGAACACGGAAAGATGATTGCTCCGCTTAACAGGCTTGCTCAGGAGTTCTATGACCTTGACGGAGACGCAGCACTTCAGACTTTTGCAAAGAAGTGGTTTGACCCGAATGTTGCCGCTGGAGAGGGCGACGTGTTCACCATCATGGCGGCTCTTAGAAAGCCGATTACCGGTGGTGGTAATCCTTCCAACTTTGAACAGCAGATGCTTCTTTCGGCAATTCCCAATCCTGCAACTGTATTTACTTTCAATGACTTTTCCATTCATAGACTTAGGACTATTGCCCTTCTTTCCATGCTGAATCATTCAAGAATCATGAGGCAGAATGGACTTGGAGAACTTACTGATGCCGCCATTGATGCTTATAACAAGCAATATAAAAACGTTCTTGGTCGTCCAATCACTAGGGAACTTATCAACAAATACACTGGAATTGTTGACAATGGCTCTCGTCAGTGGAAGGGAATTCAGACCGACCCGTTTGACAGGCAGAATGCTTCGGCAGGACAGATGGCTTATGAAGCGATGCTTGGAGAAGTTCAGAGAGACTTCAATAATCAGCCTCCGAAGAGAAGGCGTTAATGCTTGCAAAGAGGCAATCCATTGTTTGACTTTTTAAATGGCTTCAAGTCCGTCTTCTAATCCTGCCACAGAACCTGTTGTCGGGGCTGTTGCTGAACAGACAAATCAAGAAAGAAGGCCGGCGTTTCTTCAGAACGTCCCCGAAGATAAGTTTCTTGAGAACGAGGATACCATCCTTGGAACTCCTCAGAATTACGCACTTGTTCAGAATTTTGTCAATCACCCTGACACGAAAGGTCTTGTTACTGCATTTGACAGGGGCGTGGCACTTTACGACAAGTGGCAGAAGGACGTTGCTCAGTATACCGAAACACATAGGATAGAAAATAGTGCAAGGAGAGCGCAGATGGAGGGAACGGCTGTTTATGACCCGCCCAAACTTCATCCTTATGTCTCATGGATGACTCAAAGAGGAAAAACCCGCGCTGAAATCATAAGCGGAATCAACAGAGAAAGGGACAAGGCGGATTTTCTTTTTGAAAGAATGAAAAGAAAAGGCGTTGACGCTTTCATTGATAACAATCCGGAAGTCACGCACTATCCTCAAACGTTTGCTGCTTCTCTCTTGGAACAGGGTTATCTTAAGGATGAAGAAGAGGTGAAGTTTTTTGTCAAAAACGCAAAGGACAAATATTCCAACCATTTTGGCACTAGCGTCTATGACAAGATTTGGATGAGTCGTCTTCGAGAGGGAAAAACGAAAAACCTTCTTCCGTTTGAACTTCAGCAGATGCTTGCACAGGGATACAGACTAAATCCCGGAAATCCACATGACGTAAAGATGCTAAGGGCGGCCTTGGAAGCCTCAGAATCCGTTGAATTCTCGGAGGTTTTCATGAGGTTCCAAGAGTCGTTCGCCCATTTGATTGGTTCGGTTGTTGGAAGCGTAGTCACGTCGGTTGAGGCCACTATAACTCCTGAATGGGATTGGGCACCTCAATACAGAGATGCGACGGGATGGAGACTTAAGTTGAAGAACGAATTCCTTGTGGAATTCCAGAAGATGCTGGACATGCATGCAAAAGGAGAACTCATGTCCTCTGACATTGACACCCAACTTCTTAAGTTTGCAGGAAAGTTCGATATGGACGAAAGGGCCATGGAGAACACTGAGTTTGACCTTCTTGACCCGACTAAAGGCAAGGAAATCGGAATGGCTCAGGTAAACAAGGTGATGGGGCTTTACAGAAGTCTTGTGGAAAAAGGAGCAATCGTTGAAGACATTAATGGACTTAATGCCCTCATGTCCAACTTGGACGCTATTCTTACAGCCACCGCTGGATGGGGAAATCTTCTGACTTCGACAGACCCTCAATCGCTTCTTACTGCTTGGGCTGGAACCGAACTTGCCGCTTATTATCAAATCACCGGTCAGGCAAGCGGATGGGATGATGCTTCAATAAAGGGCAGGATGCGTTATCTAAACGCTTCCGCAGACTTCCAGGCGATGCATCGTTCTTGGTTGGTCAACGGAACTCCCCTAATCAACAGCCTTCCAACTGATATTGCAGAGCAGTTAAAGGATAGGAATGTCATGCAGAACACTGGAATGTGGGCTGACATCTTCGTTGCTTCTGCCCTTGGAAGAGGCGTTTACAAAGGTCTAATCAGAACGACTGGAGGAGAGACCTTCGGTGCCGCCAGAAGTGGCGCTGCCGCTTCTGCTGCCGAAGCACAAAAGGCGGCTTCCATTGCTGCTCAGGTTGTCAGAAATGCGGTAGAACTTCCTAATCAAATAAGAACCATTATTGATGGGGTAAAGAACGCCGCAAAGTTGTCCGGAGAAACTCTTGATGATTATGCTGCAATTGAAGTAATCATGTCAGGCAAAGCCAAATATCTTAACCCTGTTACCAATGTGGTCGAGAATCTTGCTCCTGCTTTTGCTGAAGCAACTCAAAGGACAATTCTTGAGAGACTTGCCAACACCAACAAGGTCAGAAAGCAGTTGGTTGATATCGTCAAGGAAAGCAGAAAGGTCAGATATACCGCAGACACAAACGAGACGATTTCCATGATTCGCAAGCAGTTGGCTGAGGCAGAGCCAAAGGCAGGTTGGGAAAACGCGACTGACATGCAGATTTACAACAGGGCCAGAATGGGCGACCTTTCAAGGTCTGCCACCTCCGTCCTTCCTGAGATTCCTAAATCCAGAATGGACAAGTTGTTCAAGGAAGTTGGAGATTCATGGAAGCGCTTCAGCAAGGATGACCTTGTTGGATGGGAGAAGTTTGATTCTCTTGAGGCCTTCATGTCGTCCAAAGGCGTTGTTAAGGAACTTAAAGGAATGGCAAGGTCTTTTAGAACCATTCAGGATGCGGTTGATTCGGTATTTGCTCGAGTAAAAGACGTGCATCCTCCTAGTGCCGCTGAAGTTGGCAACATCATCAGACTTGGTTCTGAAACAGTCCCGGAAGCGTCAATGAACATCACCGCCGGTTCCACCGCATACAGACAATGGAATGAAGGCCGTAGAATCTTTTCGTTGATGAACCTGTTTGGCTATGGTGATTATGTGGCTGATTTCATGTCCGACTGGCTGAAGGTTTCTGCAATCCCGTCCGAGAACTTTGCTTCTGGACTTAGGAAGATGAAAGAGATGTATGGCAAGACCCTTGCCAGCAAGATTGAAGAACTCAGAAGAATGAAGATGCTTGAAGGCAAGACCGTTCCAAGAAAGGACATTGCCGCACTTGAAACCGAAGTTGAAAGACTTGCTGCCAAGCAGAATTTTGCTGCCCTTGGACACGCACTTTTTTCAAACGGATTTGGAATGGGCGTTGCAAATCTTGCCAATGGGTTCCGTTCAGCAACCTTCAATGAAGGCCTGCTGTATCTTTCGGATACGCACATGATTGGTGCTGCCACCGGTTACAGTTATGGATTCAAGAGTCTCAACCTTGCCCATAGGTCTTTTTTGAGAAACTTCTCCGAAACCTACGGAGTCAACGAAAGAACCCAACTTGACTTGATTGAACTTGGCAATCGCATGGCTGAGATGGCACCTGACCAGAGAAGGTCCGTCTCTGAAATCATCATGGCTCTTGCCGCTAAGAGGGACGAAGTGAAGGCCACCAAGGGCGTTGGCGTTCTGAAAAAGCATCCTGGTGCTGACGCTGACATATGGTTTGCTCAGTCAATTTCACTGCTTGCAAGGTCATTCCATACGAACGGAGAGGTCAGGTATCTTCCGTCTGAAGTTATTACTTCAGCCACCTCTCTCTATTCGGCGCAGGACTTCCTAAACGACCCTGAACTTGCACTTGCCATGCGTGACCAGTTCTTGACGGTTGCTGCCCAGCAGGGACTTAAGGGCGATGAGGCAAAGTCGTATGCCGACAAACTTCTGCAACAGCACAGAGACAGCGTTGCTCTTCAGTATAGAAAAGGCGTAATCACCACTGAGAGCAATGACATTACGACCAAGATTAATCAGTTGAACAAAATGACCAATGAAAACCTTGCTGAAGTTGTTCAGGCACAGGAAGCATTGGCTAAGGAACTTGGTCTTGACATCGTTCGAATGGAGGCAAGGGAAGACGGAACTATCATTGGCTATGACAAGGAAGGCAAAAGCGTCCCCATCGTCGGACTTTCTTCAGAGCAAATCAAGCGCCTTGACGCTTTCAAGGCGGATTACAGGAAGATGAATTCCATCAGAATCACGAACAACGCCGCCGTTGAAAAACTCAACAAAAGACTCGGAGAATTGCAGGCAGAAGCGGACAAGATTGATAGAACTCCTTCCGTTGCTACGTTCAGAGACGGAGAGGTAAGGACGCTTTCCAGCGGAGAAGTCGTCTACAAAAAGAAAGGCGTTACGATGTTTGAATCGCCAGTCAAGGACGCTGATGGAAACATGACCATCAAGACCACCGTTCTCATTGACAAGGACTATTTCATCAAAATGGCCGACCCTGCCAGAAGAGAGGCGGGGGGCATTGCCGTAATCGGAGAAGAACTTTCTCACGTTCTCTGGATGTCTGATGCTGCCGCACCTGGTCGTGTGATGTTCACCAATGCGTTGTTCGGAAAGTGGGTTCTCAATGAGCACAATGAGTGGACGATGGCCGAAAAGCCGTCAATCACGGGTGACATTGAGAAGAACATCGCCCTTCTGGACATGTTCGTAAAGGACTATGCGGAGGGGCTGGACCCCGCTGACAAGGCCGCTTATCTTGCCAGATTTGAACATGGCAAGAAAATGTGGAAGAGAAACAAGGCCGACTTCAGATTCCTCAATGACGCTCTGATGGAACTGTTCGGTCAGGTTCACGTTCAGAGACTGATGCTTAACAATCCTCATGCGAGAAGGTCGGCTGCGTCTGGCTCTACAATGGTTGGAGGAGTTGAAACCTCTCCGATTCTTGCTGGAAATCCGAGATGGAAGCGTTATTTGAAGTTCGTGTCTGGTGAAGCGACGGCGATGGACTTCCTCATGGAAGGAACTGCCGAGAAAGCCATGAAACTGATGGATAAGTCCGGCTTGAAAGACCCGCTTTATAGCGGCATTGACGACCCCGCCTTGGTTGCGGAACTTGACAAGATTGAAGCAGACGTAAGGAACGTATTCAAGTTCCTGGACATTTTCGGCGCTGGAGGCATTGCAGACAGACTTGCCCAGAACAGATACGTGCAACTTGCGTATGCCTCGGGCCTTCGTGACAACAAGAACTCATCTCCCGACCCGATGAAGTTCTGGTCTGGTCAGATTTGGGACGAAAAGACCGGTCAGCCCATTCCCATACATCCCTCGCTCGTCAGAAGCGTCGAAGAAACCGTTGCCTTGACGAGAGCAATTCCCGGAAGAATCACTCCGCAGGACAACCTGCATTGGGAACTCATTGAGAAGGAACAGGACCTTGACGTTCCAGAAGCAGCAAGAAGAAGAGTAATGTGGGCTCTTGCCACTGGAAGAAGGCATTGGATTGGAGACGGACACAAGTTCAAAGGACGTGTTCGTGACCTGTTTTATGCTGAGAACAAGCCGATTGAGGACTTCCTCAAGTATGCCGTTGAAATAAATGACAATGGAGAGATGTTCGGACTGACTCCTTACAGAAACGCATCTGGTCACATCAAGTTGGTCGGCGCTCCCAACAGGGCTCAGGCCAAGAAGATTCTTGACTATCTCACCAAGGTTTCACGTGAAGTTGAAGGCGACCTGCAAACTCCCAATTACAGCGAGATTGGTCACGAGAAATACATGGAGTGGATGAACAGAAATGCCAAGGTCGGACCGTATCGCATCAATCCAGAAGTTCTAAAGAACATCGCCATCGCACTCGAGTCCGTCGCAAGGTCCGACATTTTTGACAACGAGAACATCGTTGAACAGACGGCTGGTTATCTTCCGATATTCACGTTCGAATACCAAGGCGTGACCACTGGCGTTGGCCCCGGAACGACCGCAAAGGTCAACGCAAGGAATCTGTCTCCTTCTTTGAGAAGAGCAGCGTTCATCGGGTTTTCTGTTGAGCAGTCATTCTTGGACAAGGACGGAAAGCCGATTGAAAAGGTAAAGGACGGAGAAACCACTGGAGAACTTGGCGGAGCAAGGGATTCGATGTATGGATGGATTATCAACATTGACAATCTTGACAGGAGACTCCGTGACGGATGGGATGGAAACCTAATCGGTTCTGACGGAGCCAAGTATAACTGGACTCACAAGGAGATGCACTCCATGTTCAATGGAAACTTCGCAAATCTCACCAAGGCCGTCAACATCACCCTTCGCAACTTCGCAGACGGAGGACCTTATAATCCAAGAACCAAGACCGCACAGTTCCCTCCCCAGAGGACTTGGCAGGCGTTGCTTGAAATGAACGGCGGAAACGAAGCCGCTGCGATGAGAATGGCTGATGTAGTCCTGAGAATCATCGGATTCCCAGACAACGAACTGTCCGAACTTACCAGACTTGACAGATACTGGGACCCCGCCTCAGAAACCTGGAAGAAAGCCCTTCTTACTGAATCTGAAAAGAGAAGATACAGAGAACTGAAGGAAAAGTTCAAGGATGCCAAGATTGACGACAGCAGAAGATTTTTTGCTGAACTCAATGCGATGCACCCGAATGAAGTCGGTGCCAGCCCGATGTGGGATACCAGAATGATTTTTGAGAAAATCCGCTTCGACAGAATCGTCGGGGACTTGACTCAAATGAAGAACGCAGACGGAACGAGCACTGTCATTCCTTGGACTGCATATACCCGTCTTTGGGGAACCGCAAATTACGCCAGGGCCCAGGCGTGGACCTCGCTGCGTGTCAATGAGGTCGCTGACATCACTTCCGCCAACAACATGCAGGGTTGGTCAATTGTCGAAGGACAGCAGCATCTGTCTGGATACAGGGCCTTCCTGCTTCGTGATGCCACCAAGAAGTCAGCCGCATACAAGGGTGCGATGAAATGGGTCGTCTTTGACAGCGAAGGGAAAATCATTCCCGGAGAGTTTGAGTTCAAGAAGGACGCATACGATGCCGCAGAAAAGCACAATGCCGCAAATCCTCTGAACAGGGTTCCGAGCATCAACAACAAGTTTGAAGCGGACATGAGCGACGCAGGATTCCTTCCCAGCGGAACTGAGATGTGGCTTGGTAGAAGAAGTGAATTCGTGTCAAATGACGGACAGTGGAGGGTCGTGTATAACAAGGGAACGGGCAAGTGGAGTCTGCACGAGACTTCCCAGAACATGCTGGTTTCCACCGGCATCTCGCTCAAGTTTTCCGAGAAGGGCGTTGAGGGTGCAAATGTCGCTGAATTGCAGGCCCACATCAAGAACGCCATTGAAAGCAATGCGGTCGAAGTGATTCTGAGAAAGGAAGAGCACCGCAAACTTGAAGAGCGCGGAATCATGGAATGGGTCAGAGTTAAGTCAATTGACGGAACAGTGGTCCAGCAGAGATACGCCGCCAATCAGCCGGTCTATTGGGCTTTCAAGAAGCATCTGACCAACATGTTTGATGCGTCATATGCTAACGCCATCACCGAACTGATGCAGAAACAACTTGGCAAGGATGTTGTTGCTGACCCCAAAAACCAGAGACTCGTCATTGAGTGGATTCAGAACTATCGTGCCCAAGCCATGAAGAAGGGCGAGTTCGGCTTCCTGTTTGAAAGGGCCCTCGCCCCTCAGATGGAGACGTTCGAACAGGAGTCCGCCAGACTGAGAAACGAAAATGAACTTGAAAGAGGCAGACCCCTGAAGGACAAGAGGGCGGCACAGCCGACCCAACTCCCTCCGTCCAAGCCGAACTGGATGACCAATGCCACGTGGGAATACATGCAACAGGAATTCAACAGGGCCTCGCTCAATTATGAAGCCCAGAAGGTGTGGGACGAGACTGGCAAGACCGTCCAGCAACTTGCCGCAGAACAGGAGGCACGTGACCTGTCTGGAAAGCGTGAACAGTTCATCAGATTCTCAAACTGGCTGAAGACCATCGAAAGAGACCAGGTTAAGTTTGCTGAGAAGAACGCCGCACCTGATGTCATTCCTGACCCGAACAGGGAGGGCGTTCAGTTGGCAAACGCACTTGCCCACATGAGGGGGCTTCTCCGTGCCGCAAAGGAGTCGGTTGAAACCGAGGCATTTACGAACAACTACGGATACTACATTCACTCGGTGTCGTATAAGCGCCCCAGAGAACCTTTCGGTGTCAAGGTTGAGTTCACGTCAGTTCATGAGGCCGTCACTGGTGTCAAGTCACAGAAGAACAGGTTCTTCGTGTTTAACCCGTCTGGAAAACTCATCGGAGAGGCATACAACATCGAGGACGCTTCTGACATAGCGAACGACGACGCTCTTGGCCTCAAAAAGACCAGAACTGAGGTGGTCATGGAAGCCGTCAGGCAAGAGACCGCAGAAGCCGCAAAAAAGGAGAAAAGCGATGAAGAGAACAGGGTCGGCCTTCTCAAGAGATACGCACCGCCTAGAAGCCCCACCAGGGTTCCCCCGAGCCGATGAGCGAACAGGATGCATATTCTCAGATTGTTGAGGAATTCAAGAGGGCCGGATGGCTGATGGGCGTTCTTGCCGCCTTGGGAATGATAGCGCGGCTGGTGTTTACCAACGAGAAGTTCGCCGTATTCGTATGGGGTCGCAAGATATTTGCGGCTTCCATTATCGGCATACTTGTGCATTTTGCAGCCTATGAACTTGACATTTCCGAGATGTATAAGTCGGTGCTTTGCGCTGTTTCTGGTTCTTTCGCCCCTGAACTCTTTGAGTTTGTCAGGGTCAAATTCCTATCCAAACTATCAAATCATGGATGATTCACTTGCATTTCTTAACCCTATGGCGGCTGAGTTGAAACTCCGCAAACTAGGAGAAATTCCGACTGCACAGCCAACTGCACAGCCAAAAGCAGATGTTCCGATTTCACTTTGGAAGAATCCAGATTGGCTAGAGGGTCTAAGATGGCATGAATCTGGCCCAAGGGAAATGACAGACGCAGAAAGAGAAGCCGCCGTAGGAGACAATGGAAAAGCGGTTGGGCCTTATCAGATTTGGCCTATTTATGTCCAGCAGGCCAACGAACTGAGGAAACAGGAAAACGCTAGGTTGAGAAAAGAGAAACTTCCTGAACTTCCATTGTTTAATATGGATGATAGAAGAAACACGAAGAAATCAGAGGAAATTGTCGGAACTGTAATGCCTTGGCTTGCTGGAAGATTTAAAGGAAAATATGGAAGAGAACCTGATGCTACTGAACTAGCCATGCTTCATAATGCAGGTTCTCTTGGAAGTTTTGGAACCGCTGGAAACCTGAGATATAGAGGCAAGTTTCTTGAAAGCCAAAAGAGTCTTGAACAGGCAAGAAAGGCCAGAGAAGAAAAGAAAAAGCAGGAAGAAAATGCCAAAAAGAATTCCAAATGAGAAAATACATCGCGTTGGTGGCCCTGGCTCTCTGTGGCTGTCAAACAGTCAGCAGTTGGTTCAAAGGGGAGGAGAACCTTCCACCTCAGAACGACGCAAAGGACGCATACATCGAGAAGTTGGAAGGCGTGGCAAGCGACTCCGCAGCGGGAGTTCTCGCCGTAAGTGAGAAACTCCCCCCGGATGACATCAAGACCAAGGTGCTAGAGGCCCAGGTCGTCCGTCTCTCTGGTGTCAAGGAACCGAGTGTTGCCAAACTTGAAGAACACAGGAGAACAATCGCCAACAACGATTCCAAGGCAGCCGCCAAAGATAAGGCCGAAGCCGTAAAAGTTGATAAGGAAACCTCCGAACTTTACACCAAGGTTGCGGCTCTTGACAAGAAGTTGAGTGATGCAAAGGCCGCCGAGGAAAAAGCCGTCGCTCTTGCCAAACAAGCCACGAAAGATAAGAGCATCTGGTATGTCACAAGTCTTGGCGTAGGGCTTATAGCCGTAGGTGTCCTTGTAGCGGCCTTTACGCCAAAGAAGATAGCGGGTGCGATAATGGTTGCTGGCGGGATGCTTTGTGCCTCCTCCGCTTGGGTCTTCGAGTCCGAGGTTTACTCTTGGGTTCTCTTGGGCACAGGAGCACTTGTCATAGTCAATGTCGGAGCCGCAATTACATTTTCTATCTGGCGGTTCGTTCGGGACAGATTTTTTACTGGACAAAAGACCTTGGACCGCTAACTTACTATCCATCGGTGGTGAATGTGGTCTGGGTTTGTCGTTGACCCTTTGGGGTTCGCCTCCGTTAGTCTCCGTCTCCTACTGCACCACAGGGAGGCGGAGATGCCTTTCTCTTGATGGAGTGCGAATACTCCTGCCATCCGTTAGATTCAGTCCAAGCACGGACGGAACAGTTAATGTTGTCCCTGTCCCAGTCCATGTGCATGGAGAAATCCTTTCCAGTGTGTGAGACGTTGCCTTCACCGCCTGCTCCGCAAGGAACGACGTAATCCTCGATTGCGTTGACCATGATGTTGCTTGCCCATGACTCGAAGCCGAGTCTGCTGATTCCGGAAGTATCCATGTTCAGATTACCTTGTAGTGCTTGATTCTCTGGATGTGCTGGTGGTTGTCCTGCACACGGAAGGTCTTTTCTTCCGCCTTCCCGTTCTTGACGGCAAGTTGGCAGAGTCTTTTGGCGGTCCAGACGGAGATGTTCTTCTTTTCGGCTATCTGCGCAGGGGTATGCCAGCCGACAGGAACGATGTCCGGCTTGATGCGTGAACCTTCGTAGACGGCTTCGATTAGCAGGTCGAGGTCAGACTTTTGTGATTTGTTTTTCATTGATGGCATTTTGGATTTGGGAGGAAAGTTTTGTGCACTTTTCTTGGAGTGATTGCAACTCCGAAATGGACATTTCTTTAAGAAGTCTCTGGTCGTCCCACTTCCAATGGGACTCAAGGGGAGGAAGCCCGTGTTCCGAACCCCTTGTCAGCAGGGAACGGTAGTTACAGTTGTATTTGCATGCCGCTTCCTTCGCAGTCAGACCTTCAGCCAAGGCCTTTATGTAGACGTGCTTAAGTCTCAGTTTCTTTTCCATACGTTGATTTCAGTGGTCCAAATCCATCCGTTGTTGAACTTGTGGGCTTGCCAGACTTTCCACTCATTGCCCTCGATGATGCCGTAAGTCCATCCAAGCCCCCACTGCGACGTGGCAAGGCGGTTCTTGGCGTATTCCATTTCGCCCTTCAAGCACATGCATCCGCCAGAAAAACCCACGACACCGCCATGTTTGCGGGCATTGGACGATGCAATTCTGTGAATATGTCCCATGATAACTGCTCCGCCAGAGACTCCGTAATGAGTAGCGTGTTCTTCAACCGCATAGCGATTGCAGGTATAGCCGTGGACGAAGGCGAGAGGTCCGATTCTGTGAACTCCATAGTCCGCATGGTAGGGATAAACTGCTCTACATCCATTCTTACGAAGGTGAGTTTTGATACGTTCGTCCACTTTCTCAGCAGCGTCTCGGATGATTCCGGATGAGGAGTTGGACATAAGTTGATGAAGTCTGTCCTCGTGATTGCCATACAGAAAGGCCGTTGGTCTGAGGGTTGAGATGAAGTGCTTTCCCATTTCCTCGTCCTCTTTGGATGATTCATAATGCTCTCTGTCCGCCGCAGAAACTCCCCTGCGGAGGGCACGGAAGTCGAAGCAGTCGCCCAGATGGATGCGGTGCTTCGGCTTGAAGTCCTTTAGGAACTGTTGCATGCCTGAGAGTGCCTCCAGGTCGCATTTGTCCCCGTGATTGTCGCCTACGGCGATGAATGTATCGTATTTGCTCATAGTTCAAATCCTGCATTTTTTAGGATAATGTCACGCCTTTTCTTCGCTTCTTCTTCATCTTTTCCGACATACTCACGGACTGTCTTGCCCTTGATTGTGACCTTGACAAACCACTTGCCGTCAATGTTTCGCATGTGGTGAAGGTCGTTCCTGTGGCAACGCTGGACGAGGTAATCGTGCTCGCCGGGTCGCTTGTTGTAAAATCTGGAATAGTAGGCGGACCACTGCTTTTTTGCCAGAGAGTATTGGGTTTCGTAAAGGATTGTGTTGGTAACGCAGTCGTCAAGGTGCTTGTGGGGCTTGGGAAGGACGAAGTTGAGCCCTTGGCCTCCGACTTTCAATCCTTCGATTGTCTCCACAAGTTCGTTGTGCTTCTTGTCCTTGGTATTGCAGACGGACAACAGACCCTGCATGACCTTGTCCCTGTCAAACGCGTCAACCTTCTTGCCGTTGAGAATGTCAACGATTGTCTGTGGAAGGTTGGGCATGAAGTCGGTGGTGAAGTCCTCC